TAAATAGCAAACAATTGGAGTTTAATTTCGCATGAAAGATTTAATTTATTATCCTTCGTTATCTGCAGGTGGTTGTGCCGGCGACTTTAAAAATAATAAAGAAGTCAAGCCCGGCCTTACAAGTAGATTTTATTCAAAGGACTTTCCGGAAAGATGGAGACATCCGTATTTCCTTATTACAGCAGGTCACCATTACAAATGGGCGGATGCAAGACAACGTTATGGATTAGAGGATGACGTATTAGTGTTAGGAGATTCTGGAGGATTCCAGTTAGCTACTGGTGCGATCAAATGGGACCCGAAGTTTAAAGAAACTATTTTCAATTGGTTAGAAGCTAATTGTGACCTAGGAGTAAATTTAGATATTCCGCCTCGCGCTAAATACGATGGAAAATTTTATGAATGTTTGGATATTAGTTATGATAACTTCAAATACTTTTCAGAAAATCAAAGTGGTAAATGTAAATTCCTTAATGTGATACAAGGTAACAATGTTGATGAATATGAACATTGGTACAAGCGTGTTAAGGATTTTGATTTCAATGGTTGGTGTATTGGTGGTACTCAAAAACGTATTACAATGTTCTTTGCAGCATTAGCTCCAATGATTCGTAATAGAGAATTTGAAAATCCTCGTAATCAATTTGTACACGTATTAGGAATTTCAAAGATATCTGATTTCTTTATGTTGAGTTTCTTTCAGAAGATGTTGAACAAATATCATGGAGGAAGAATACAGGTATCAACGGATTCATCATCTCCAGGACAGTATCCTGTATATGGAACATATTTGCATTCACCTCAGTTAAATAAAATGGTGTTTACTCATTTGTATTTTCCAAAAGGAGAAAATCTTCCGTATAATCCAACTGATTTAGTTCCTAATCCATTTGGTCATCCAGTTAGTGAAGGATTTACATTCGGTGAGGTTTCAAACTACAAAGGTGATGTTACAATGAAAATGACATTGAATAATTTATTTGTTTACAATGAAACAGTTAAACAAGTAGAAGAAATTGTAAAATGTCATAATGAATTGCTTCAAACAGTTATCCCGGCAGATTTTTATAGTGTGTTAATGTCAATGGAAGAAATGTTTTTGAACCCAGACAATGCAATTAACATCTATGAAAAGAATGTTCAATTATACAACCGCTTTGGTGGCGGAACTAAGGATTTAGTAAATAATCAAGTTATAACACAATTTTTTGATCTAGGACAGTAAAATGAAAAAAGCAGACTTATTAAACTTTATTAATCGATATTATCTTGCAGGAGCAACTACATCGGTTAAATGGACGGCCGAAAACGGCCATGTAGAAACTAAATTTATTACAGATGACCAGAACGTTATTGGTTCGGTTGTATCTAGTCTAGATTTAGGAAGCAATGATTTAGGTGTTTATGCAACACCCCAATTAACTAAAATGTTATCGGCATTGGGTGAAGATATCAATGTTAAGGTTAATGCTATTGATACAAAATCAGTAAGCATCGATATTGATGATTCGGATGTTGATATGAAATTCATGTTAGCTGACTTATCTGTTATCCGGCAAGTACCTGAATTAAAGCAACTTCCAGATATGAGTGTTACAATTAATATCGATAAAGATTTTGTTGCTAAATTTATTAAAGCAAAAAATGCATTACCAGATACAGAAAATTTTGGTATTTCATGTAAGAATGGTCAAGTCGATATGATTATTAATTATTCATCAATTAATACAAACCGTATCAAATTCTCAATGCCATGTAATAGTGATTCATGTGCAGATATGGGAGTGACATGTTTTTCATCAAATTTGTTCAAAGAAATTCTTCAGGCAAATAAAGATTGCATATCTGGAACATTGGAAGTATCGGCAGCTGGATTAGCAAGAGTAGTATTCACCGGGCCATCATATACGTCGACATATTATTTAGTACAATTACAAACTGCATAATCATGAAAGTTAAATTCAAAAAGTTATCACCTAAAGCAGTAACACCTTCATATGCAAAAGAAGGAGATGCCGGTTTAGATATTACGTGTATTGGATATCAGATCGATAAAGAAAATAATTACATTGAATACTTTACTGGATTAGCTTTAGAAATTCCTAAAGGATATGTAGGATTGATATTTCCAAGATCATCGGTATCCAAAACGGATTTGCAATTGGCAAACTGTGTTGGTGTTGTTGATTCAGGATATCGTGGAGAAATTACATTTCGATATAAATTTCGTAAGGATGCATTTTTTGCATCATTAAAAAGATATCAAGAGGGTGATCGAATCGGGCAATTAATAATATTGCCATATCCTCAAATTGAGTTAGATGAAATTGGAGAATTGGCAGAATCAGAAAGAGGTGCTGGCGGTTATGGTTCAACAGGTAAATAAAACATATGTTTGGTAATCAAGAGAATACATTATGGGTTGAGAAGTTTCGACCTGGTACATTAGATGGATATGTCGGTAACGAGCATATCATTGAAAAGGTAAAGATATATCTTAAAAGCGGTGATGTGCCTCATTTATTATTTTATGGTAATGCTGGTACTGGTAAAACAACTTTAGCAAAAATCATTGCAAATAACGTCGATGCCGATGTAATGTACGTAAACGCATCAGATGAAAACAATATTGAAACGGTTAGGACTAAAATTAAAAATTTTGCATCAACTGTTGGATTCCGTCAATGGAAGATTGTGATATTAGATGAGGCAGATTATATGACTCCGAATGGTCAGGCAGCGCTGCGTAATCTAATGGAAACGTTTTCAAAAACAACTAGATTTATTTTAACGTGTAACTATGTTGAAAAAATTATCGATCCAATTCAATCACGATGCCAGACATTTGCAATTACACCTCCAAGCAAAAAAGAAGTTGCAAAACGTATTGTAGATATCTTAAATGAACAGCAGGTCGATTACAAGATGGAAGATGTGGCTACTATCATAAACGCAGGATATCCAGACATTAGACGTGTATTAAATTCATGTCAACGGCAAGTTATTGATAATAATTTGATCATTGATAAGGCTAGTCTTGTACAAGCCAATTATATGACTAAGGTATTGGACATATTAAAGAGTGATCAATCAGTTAAAGATTCATTTGCAAATATTAGACAGGTAATTGCTGACAGCAAAGTACAAGATTTTACGGCATTGTATAAGTTTTTATTTGATGAAATCGATAATTATGCTAAAGGGCATATTGGCCCAGTTATATTGATTTTAGCAGAGGCTCAATATCAAGATGCCTTTGCAGTAGATAAAGAGTTGCATGTCATGTCAATGATAGTTAAACTAGTAAGTGAACTTAAATAAAGGGAGTTATGTTAAGAAAAGAAAAAGGCGGAGAAGAAATCCCGCAATCAAAGATTCATTTGAATCCAGAAGATTTAGTAGATGTTGTTTGTGAAAATTGCGGAAGCCGTTATTTCAAGCAAGTAAATGCATTTAAGCGTATTTCAGCATTGGTATCACCGACAGGCAAGGAACAGATTATTCCTGTACCGACATTCCGTTGTGATGACTGCGGACACATCAATGATGAATTTGAACCAATTAAACAATCTAAATAGTTATGGCAAAGAAATTAGTTTTCAGTGAAGATGCTAGATTACAATTACTAGCAGGAGTAGATCAATTAGCAAAAGCCGTAAAGGCAACATTAGGACCAAAAGGTCGTACCGTAGTTTTAGAAAAAACATTTGGCCCACCTATCATTACAAAGGACGGCGTATCAGTTGCAAGAGAAATTGTTCTGCCAGATCCGATTGAGAATGCAGGAGCTCAGATGGTTAAAGAAGCTGCATCTAAAACAAATGATCAGGCAGGTGATGGAACAACAACTGCGACTGTGTTAGCACATGCCATTTTAATTGAGGCATATCGACGTATTGCCAATGGCGCAAATCCAATGGATCTTAAGCGTGGTATTGATATAGCTGTAAAAGATGTCGTTGAGTATCTAAATGAAGTCGCTGTTGAAGTTAAAGACAATAATGAAATTGCTCAGGTAGCTACTATCTCAGCAAACAATGATAAATCAATTGGCGATATGATTGCCGCGGCCATGGACCGAGTAGGTAAAGATGGAGTCATTACAGTTGAAGAAGGTAAAACTGCCGAAACCACATTAGAAATTGTGGAAGGTATGGAATTTGATAGAGGATATCTATCACCATATTTTGTTACAAATGAAAAAATGCAGGCAGAATTATCTAATCCGTTTATCTTGTTATATGAGAAACGTATTTCAGCTACGAAGGATGTTCTGTCATTGTTAGAATCTGTAATGCAAATGGATCGGTCAATTGTTATCATTGCAGAAGATATTGACGGCGAAGCATTATCGACATTAGTAGTAAATAAAGTGCGTGGCAATCTAAAAGTAGTTGCAGTAAAGGCACCTGGGTTTGGCGAAAAACGTTTAGCAATGTTAGAAGATATTG